AACAAAATGAGACGGGCAAAAAACTCAATAGGAAGCCCGTACAGACACGCAATCACCTCTCCTGGTATCCCGGTAGCGCCATTTTCTCTGCGGCGTCCGTAAACAGTTTTTTGATTTCCGGGCTTTCGATCAGGAATTGCTCATCCTCCAAAACTTCCAAACGCTCATACGCCTCGATGAACCGCTTTTTTGCCCATTGCAGATCCTCGTTGGAGCATTCGCGCAACCACATCAACCCACCGGCAGTTTTTGCAGCCCTACCTAGTTTACTATCTAGTTTAGGTGCTTTGCTAAATATCATATCTGGGTGCACCCATTCCCTGATGTGTGCTAACACTTTCTGCCAACCGACCTCCGCAAGCTCAGCCGTCTCGCGTTTTTTTACTTCTTGCGCTGGAGCGGTTATATCGGATGGCATCGGAAAGAACCTTGACGACCGCATGTGCCGTTGGAACATCCTATCTATTAAACCAGGTGGTAAATTACTTAATTCGTTAACCCAAATTTGAACCATCGCACTAGTAATCTGCCGTCCTGTGAGTTCCCCAAACGTCACAAGCCATTGCCTAATGAGTGTTGCTGAATCCTGCGGCCCGTAGGTTTGCGCGAGTGAGTTCTTCCCCGGTGAGTTTTCCTGATTTCCCATGTCCGTTCGTTCCTTTCATCGGCTCTGGTTCGTAAACTGTCAACCATCCTCGCTCAATTGCTGTTTCAAGAAGTTCTACGGGATCGTGTCCCTTCGATTTCAAATCTTCGAGTTTCCTCCGGATTAATTCTCCCGCGTGATCGGTGAGTGGTTTGTGAAGTTTTTTCCTGTGCTCTACAAAATTCAACCAGACGGTTACCGGAACAACAGGCTCCGAAGGAGCCGCGCTTGTTTGTATAGGCAAGATCTTTTGTTCTTGGCTTGATGTATTGAATATAGAATTCCCAACCCAACCCAACCCAACCCAACCCAGGGACGTATTACGTACGCAATACGTACGTATAAATTCAAGTAGTTTGTTTTGTGGAGGTTGCGGACCTATCTGCGATTCCTTCCTTTTTATACGAGAAAGTGGCGGTAAACGTCCCTCTTTTTCTATCCCGACCCAGTATGCCCACTCCTTTCCATCATCCTCACGCCAACGGAAAATTAAGCCAACTTTTTCAAAGGCGTGCAGTAATTCTATGACCTGATCTAGAGTCATTTCTGGGCGACCGTAAGCATAACAACTCACCCAAATTTTTCGCGGCTCGCACTCAAAAACTCCATTCGCCATTGCGAGAGGTAGTAACCAAGAAAACTCCGCTTTGGCCCACGGAGGAAGAGCTCTAATTTTGTCTGAGTTCCACATTGCATCACCATCCAACATTCTCTTCGGCATAATCAGAACCCCTCGCCGGAAAGTACTCGGTCGCAGAAGCGGATAATTCTTTCTGCGGATTCTCTTTTCTCATCCCATTCAAGTGGATAATCAGGACCTTCACCACGACTAGCATTGTGGAATGACACTTGTCCGCATCCAGGTAAATCAACGTAGAGCACCCACTCAAATCCAGGAGTATGCGGATCGCGCTTCCATCCCCAAATAAAATCTGTGCCTCTGAGAAGTTTACAGACTTCACCAATGGACCAATTTTTCACATCGTATGCGGCATGTCGCCAGCGTCCTCGACGATACTGCTTAGCTCTTGCTGACCGTTTTTGTGCACGGAATAGGGCTACCGCGACAGGTCCCAACGGTAACTTCTTGCCTAGCGCTTCGTAATATGATTTAGTTACGTCTCCGTTGTTTTGTTTGAAAACCTCTATAGCACGAAGTGTGAGCGGTTTAGTTTTTTCTTGGAGATTTTTTACTGAATTGTATTCCTCGATAATGCGGTCCATGTTGTCCATTCGGACACACTCCAAGCGTTGGAATTTCCAGTAGGTTTTTGTGGTGGGACGCTGCTGGGAGGTCCCGGTTCTTTTTGCTTTTCACATTCCCGACTTAAAGCAAAAGGGGCGGTTGCAAGCCGCCCCCGAACCGGGAATGTGAACTCACGCTTCTGTGGCGCGTGGTATACAGTAAAACACTAAGTTACAGAACTGTCAAGATGGAAATTGAGAATTTTTGTCCTAGAACTCTGTCAAGAACTATTTTGTGGACATTTAGCATCCGCCAAGTTTGGCGAGGATCAGCAAAAGCAGTATCCACGTAATGAAGTTTCCTTTGTGGCTCGCTTCGGCGTATATCTCGTCCAATCTCTGTTCAAGTTCTGGACTCATAAATCGTCTTCTCCAGGTTCGCGCATTCGCAGGCGAGCATTTCCCGGTTGTACTTCTAATCCCATCCGTTTGAATCTTTCGGCCGCGGCCAGAGCGAATAGATCGTGAAGTTGCTTTGCTACGCAAGCGAACTCTTCGCTCTGCGTGGGAAGTTCGCGGAAGTTGCGACGAAGCTCTTGTAGTGTGCGACCTCCACCGAGAAATGCCGGTGCTAATTCTTCTGCGATTAGGTCTATATCTTCGAATGGGATGTTCATGGTTTGAACCACTGCTCTGCGCACCATGCTAGTCCAGTTCCCAATAGAGCGCCAACTGCGATGGACAGGACAAGAGGAGAAATCACAGCCAGTATTAGAAGCGCAAAGGTTTTCTTCATGGGCGGGAAAATATCACTTGACAGCCGTAAAAGCAAGGTATATATCCTGTGTGTGCCAGAGATAAAACAAGAATATGTAACGACGCGGATTCCAGTAACTATGAAAGAGGAGCTTGAAAAGATTGCTTCGTTGGAAAGGCGAAGCGTCTCACAGGTGATTTTTCTGTTGCTGGAATCCGCGTTAGCGATTCGAAAGAACGGAGCAAAGAAGTGAGTTACGATTTCTCAATCACACGAGGAAAATTGGAGTGGCCAGCAGGAACTCCGCGAACATTCATCGGAAGCCGTGAAGTAAACTCACAGTGGAAAAAGACACTCACTTACTATGAAGATGCTCTGGCTAAAGAGTTAGACCGTCTCGGAGTCGTCTCCGTAAAAATCACCACGAATAACACAGCGCAGGACCCTGGAGTTGCCGTGTGGATTTCTCGTCAAAAAGAAGCAGACTATTCTTGGCAGCAGTTACTCGGAATTGACAACCCGGAACCGACACGCGAGGAGATTACTTCATCGTACCGGAGAAAGGTGGCACCATTTCACCCGGATAATCCCGGAGGTGGAGACCCAGAAAATTTTTTGCTAATCACTAAGGCGCGTGACCGCGCTCTTGAGTGGATTGAAATGAGCGAAGGACACCAACACAATTATGTAATTGCTTGTGACCGCTTCAAAGAAGCTCGGTTGAACCTGAATGCGATCCGCATGACTATCGGAGCGATGCGAACGATGGAGAGGTGTGCTACATCTGCCCTGATGGAAAAGGCATTCTCTGGATTCGCGGCACTGACGGAGACTGTCAGTGCCTAACCTTCTTGGCAACGGAGAAGTTCACGAAGCCGAAGTGATAAACGAGGACGCGGGAACTAGACGCGAATTGGAATCTCTTCGTGCGGACTTAAAGGATCTGCGGAATACTTACGGTCGTGACCGCCAGCAACTTTTGTCCATGCTTAACGGGCTCCGCGCATTGTTCGGCAAGAATGATGGAACTACTGTTCAAAGTACTACGCCAGACAAGTGGGATGCAATTAAGTCCAAGTTTGGCGGGAAAATGGCGCAGATAATCGAAGCATTGCAACTGTCGGGTTCCGCAAATAGAACGCAACTAAAAAAGATGACTGGCGGTGCAATGGCCACCGTAGACCAAGCTGTTTACAAACTACGTGACATGGGATTGATTGTGAAAGACGGAGACCAGTGGAGGTTAAAGACATGAAGGACATTCAGGGGCATGAATTGAAAGAGGGTGACCTTGTGCACGTAAAGGTGGGCCACGAATGGCTCATCGCGCATGTTGTAAAAATCCAAAATGGAGGGATCGCCGTAACCGGAATACCCAAAAATCCCAAAGACCCAGTTGGTGTTACGATGGATGCCCTGGTAATTCAAATGGCAATCGGGTTCACTGAGCAACCTCCCGGTTCCAATCACATGATGGTCGCCAAGTTGGAGCCAGCACATATTCCCAGCAATCTTTTGATGTGAGGGAAATGATGAGTCGCCAGCAGATGAGAGCAAATCGACGCAGAGTGTTGTGGTTGCAAATGTCTGGTGAAAATGCCCTCCGGGATGAGCATGGGATTATTCCTCGACGGGTTCGCCGGGACATGTCGGGATTCAGACCGAGAAGAAAAATTAAGCGGAGAAAAGATGCCAGACATCGAAACTAATTTGGACGAGAACGTAATCCGAATCGGAGACGCAGGATTCGAAGCCTTTGGTGATCGCGTGATTGTTTTACAAGACGACTACCGAAGCGGATATGAATGCCCTCGGTGTCTGGACCAAGACAAGCGCACCTACGCTGGTAGAGAAGTATCTGTGATTCAGTGTGAAGTCTGCGGAGGTACTGGATACCGGGCAAAAGCGGGCAATCCAAATTTGCAGGTGAAGTGTTCCGACTGCGAAGGATTTGGAGTCGTTGCGTGCCCGGAGTGTGGTGGAAAGGGCGGAACAATTGTTCTAGCTGACAACACAAAGGGTAAGCCGACGACCGGGACAATCGTAAGCGTTGGAGAAGATGTGACGCGCTGGAAGCGTGGAGAGAAGTGCATCTATCCTTCATTCAGCGGACATGCTTATGACCTATCCGGTATGAACAAAACCGGAAAGATTGTACCTGTAGTGCTAGTGATCCTGCGAGAACAAGAAATTCTTTCTAGGATGTACGGGACACTGGAGCAGAATCAGGTAAAGCGTAGTGCAGCGTTGCACACGGCGGCGTAAAGATGGAATTGAATTCAGGTTGCGAATATGAGCAAGCAGAAATTCTACGAAGTATTTGACGACAAGCGGCACCAAGTATTTGAAATCCGTGCGCTGGAAATCCGCCCGTTGCCCGACGATGACAACGTAGCTACTACATCGTGGTACGAAATTGAACTCGGCAACGGGCTCGCTCCGGCGACACTCTCCGTTCCCAAAGGGTTCGCGGTAAGATTGATGGCATGAAGTGGAAGCTACTTAAAGTCCCGAATCACCAGAAAGATTATGAAGGCCACCACGACGCGGTACGTTTGAATTCCTTAGGTTCGCTTTATTACTTCACAAAGCACACTCTGCAAAAAGACCGCTTAACTTCTCTGCACGAACTCCTTTGTTCAAGCCTGGAAAACGAATATTTGTTTATGGTCATGGAAGTTCCGATGTCGCATTACAAAACGACCCTCGGAATTGGCCTGTCTATCTGGTGGGCACTCAGTTTCACTTCCCGCGATGAAGATTTAATGCGCAAGTTGGGATACAACGATGCGTGGATTCGTTTTATGAAGGCCATGCACAATCAGAACACGCGCACGCTGGTTACTCACGAAATCGCGGACCAGGCAGTGAACATCGGCAGAGAAGTGGACAAAGCGTACAGGACCAACGATATTTTCCGCGATGCGTTCCGAGACATCCTGCCGGACAACACCTGCACCTGGAACAACGCGCACAAGTTCCAACTACGGTTGCCGGGAGCCGACGCGACGACCGGCACATTCGAATATCGCGGAGTTGGCCAAGCCCTGCAAGGAATCCACGTAAATTCCATCATCCCCGATGACAATTGCGGACGCGAAGCGCAGCAATCGCAATTGCGCGGTGATGGTCGCGTTATGCTGGATTTGATTAACTGGTTTCAGCAGTGTGGAACACGCTTCGATCCGGCAGTAGGAAAAGCTAGACGGCAATGCGTGATCGGAAATCCCTGGTGTCATGGAGACCTAAACGATTGGATCAAAGAACATCTTCCCGAATTCAAATTTGAAACTCACGATGCCGAAGGTGGATGTTGTAAACACCATCCGGCCGGTAAAGCAATTCTGCCCTCTGCTTGGCCGCTAGAACTACTCCACCGGGAGAAAGCGCGGTTGGAAGCCAGCGGCAATGTCGGAGATTACGAACACTTTTACCGTTGTATGCACACGCTACCCGGCGAACGCATTTTCAAAACCGACGCTTTGCATTACTACAAATTCAAACAATCGCGACCGGACCTTCCACTAGAGGACATTCGAAACATCTTGCTCTTGGAACATGAGGCGAAAGATGGAGAAGTAAAAGACGACATGCAGCCCGGAGGATTGAACCTGCGCATGATCGTGGATCCAAACCACGCGAAAAAAGTAAACCGCAAAGAGCATGTTATCTGGGTTACTGGTTACGACGATGAAGGCGAGGGAATTTACCTGCTATCCCTTTGGACCGGAGATTGTGGATACGCAGAATTAGTGGAAGAGATTTATAGAACGGCAAAGCGTTGGCGGGTGGATAATTTCTGGATGGGAATGCTCGCAGCCGAACTATTGAATTTCTACTTGCAACAGAAAGACCGTCAGGTAGAGCGCAACTTGAGATTAGCGGTAAACACTTTCCCAGACGACGACTCCCAGGGCGGAATGAAAAACCGCATCGAAGCCCTTGAGCCAATCATTAAACAATTCTGGGTACACCGTGGAAGCCAGCAAAAGTTCGTGAATCAATTGGACAAATACCCCTCTTCGGCCGTGGACACCCTCGACGTGCTAGGAAACTTCTCGGCCACAATTGACGTAGTTCCTGGGGCCGACGACTTCCTACGTGGCCAGCAATCACGTTTCGCAAACCGTAGTAGCGGAACGGCAGGCTATTGAGGTAATATCCGGGACATGGCGACCCCAGCGGCAAGCATAACGGAGCGCGAACCACGCCAGTTTGAACCGCGTACGATAGCCTTCCCAACGGACGTTCGAGATGCAATTAGCGACTGGTTACACAAGCAGATTGAGCACCTGCTGAAAAAGTGGGAGCGCGTTCACAAGCACGAAGTTCCAGAAATGCGCCGGATTCTTGACGCAGAGCCACGCGACAAAAATAAATCATGGCCTTTTCCAAATTGCAGTAACCTCGTCCATCCGTTAGCGGCGGAAGCCGTTGACGATTTGTCTGCTCGCGTCCTACAACTAATCTGGGGCACCTCGCCCGTCATAAATTTCAAATACTTTGGCGCTACCAAGGACGAAGAAGAGGCACGGCAGAATACGGCAAAGCGCAACACCCTGCAAGAATTCTTTGACTACGTAGCCTATGAACCCCAAGAGCTCGACCTGTATACAAAAGAAAATGCATGGTTCACGGATGCTGCTGGACTTGGGAAAGCGCGTGTGTGCGTTGCTCCAGAAAAACGGGAAGAAGCCGTCTATGCCGGTTACGCACCAACTGGAGGAAGTGACGGCAAGGGAGCCTCTGCGTTTGAAACTGAAACGCTCTACGAAGGACCAAAGATCATCAATCTAGCCTACGAAGATATTCTGATTGACGACCCTGACTGCCCCTTCGAAGAAAATGATCCAATCATCAGGCGCTGCACTCTCAAGAGTCGCAAACTTAAAGAGCGTGCTAAGAAGGGGCACTTCGACAAGGGAATTGTTGAAGAAATCCTTGGACGGCCGGACCGTTATGGAGCATCAGAAACCAAAAAGAAAGAGCAGCAGAGGAAAGGAATCGTTGACACGCAGGATCCAGTTGCAGCGGAATGGGACATTTACGAGTGCTATTTTTCCTGGTGGCACAACGATAAAAAGCATCGACTGATTGCGTGGCATCATCAGAAATCCGATAAGACGCTCAACTGCGTTTATAACTTCATTCCTAAAAACCGTGTGCCCATTGCCGAAACCCGCTTATCTATCAAGGGCAAGGGATTTGCCAAGATGTTGAATGGCTTCCAAGAGGAAATATCTACCGCTAAGAATCAGCGGAATGACGCAATCACCTACGGAACCCTCGGTGTGAACACGGTGGACTTGCAGCAATGCAAGACGATTGATCGTAACTTTACGCTTAATCCTGGGATGTTCATCCCGGCAAAGAAAGATGCCTTTCAGCACTATGAGATGGCCAATGCTGCGCTGGCCGGTCTCTCTTTGCAAAACGAAGCGGCAATGATTCAGCAGGCAAAGATGCGAGCGGGGATTGACCCATCTATACGCGGAATGGGAGCTATGGGAACAAACAGAAAGGGACAGCCAAACGCAATGGGCACCCTTTCCGAATTACAAGATGGGAATTCTCGCAACGATCATCGAACGTCAGACTTCCGCCATTCACACGTCAATCTAGCGGGTTTGATAGTGGACTTCTACGGGTTCATGGGCCTCGGCTCCAAGGCTAAAGTGGCTGGCCTTAGCGAACAGTTGCTTTCCAAGGCTCTGGAGGATCACCTTGACCGCACACTTAAAATCTCGATGCGAGCAGCAACGGCAAGTATGAATCGGGAAATAACAAAGCAAAATCTCATCATCCTGAATCAGGCGGTTAGCGCGTACATCAAGGAAACCAGTTCGCAGATACAGGCGATTATGACCGGAGCGCAGATTCCCCCACCGTACAAGAAATGGCTTTTCTCGGTGGTCAC